ATTTAAGATGGTAAAACTTCAAAATCGTTTTAGAAATTTTATAGTATAATTCTATCAAGATAACTCGTGATGGATTAGCGCTGCGGTCTTGGTAACAAGGTAGGCCTTGGCTTAGTATTCCGCATGCCCCTGGGGTTATCTATTTTGTTTTAGATTCTTTACGAAGCTGCTGGGGCGCTTAACTATCTCATCCATAATAAATTCCACAAATTGCTCGGAATAGGTATAGTGTTCTTGTCTTCCTATCACGTGTTTGTATGCGAATTTTTTATTTTCCTTGACGTTATAAAAATTTATCACTAAATTTAAGACGAATTTATTAAATCCTTTTTGATAGTCTAACACTATTTTTTTATTTTTTAGCCTTGTTCCAACCGCCTCTATAACGTTATCATACGAATATTTGTGCGTATTGTACGGGTCTTTAAGCTCTTTGGCGATAACTATTTTGGAACTTGAATTTTTGTCTATACTGACCGAAAAATCAGCCTCTTTTTGATGCTTTGTTATGTATAACTTTTGTTCTAGGCGCATAACAAACCCGTCCGATTTTATTTCATTGCTAAGCACTTCTATACTGTTTGCTTGCTCTATCAGTTTTTGGGCGACTTCAGGCGAATATTTTAGCTTGATCTCCTCATTGCTAAGCGGCTTGTAGTTAAAAGACAAAACCAAAAAGTTATCCGCCAAATAATCGGTTATATTTACACTATGGAATTTACTTATTTCATTGACGTAATTTAGCACGCAAGCTTGAAATAGCGGAACGTATTTTGCTTCATAGTCCTCGTTTATAAAATGCGTGCTGGTATTTCTTAGCTGTATAATCTGTTCTAAATTTTTCCTTTTCCCCGTATTTTTATCTGTATAAACCCTGCTGATAGCATCGTTTAGCGAAATACTCCTGTTCGTATCTTTGTAATAAATACTCTCGCCCCTCTTTAAAAGGAGGGATTTTAACATTAATTCCCAAGCATTGCAGATAAAAAAGCTAAAGCCCTCGACGCGGTATTTTATCGTCGGTTTGTTATAAATCTCTAGCGCTAATAGAAACGCCTCTATACTCTTTTCTACTAGCTGATTACCTTGATCTACCATTTTGTCCTCTTCCCTAAAATCTCTTTGAATTTATGGAGTAACTACCGACTATGCTGACTACTTTATCCCATAATCCTCAAACGTTACCCCTTTATACACTTCGCAATGGACTTTACCACAGACTTTGCCAAGTATTTCGCACTCGTAACCCTCTTTATGTGGGCTGAAATTATTTTTTTAAAATAAGCCAGTCTCCATTCACAAATCGACTATTATGAAAAGAGCTTAATTTTTAGATTAAATTTGGCACGAACTACACCAACAATAATGAGGCTATCAACCTCGTCGCCCTCTAGCTCAATATCAGGATAAAAGCTATTCATTGAACTTAGCTTTATATACTTTTTTGGTGGCTTCTTAAAAAATTTTTTGACGTAAATATCGCCGTTATAGTTTGCTATTACTACATCCCCATTTTTTGGTTCTGCTTCGCGCTCTATGACTACCCTTTCGCCATCACTCACAAAAGGCTCCATGCTATCGCCACGCACCTTGATTACATCAATATTACCATAGTGAGGAATAGATAAGACATTTTCTAAAAATTCAGGACTTACATCTACTTGCAATGGCTTTATTTCTGCATTAACTACGCCGTAGCCAGCAGAAGCTTCAACGTCTTCATAATAGTTAATCGTAATTAAGCTTTTAATTCTTTTAAGTTGCCATTTTTTATTTTTAATATCATCAGAAAAAAGCCCTGCTATTTCGTGGTCTTCTAAAAAAGTATCATCTAGTAGCTTATCAACTGGAACTCCCATGCGATCAGATAGAGCATTATACTGAGCTGCGTCTTTTGGACTTCTTATGCCGTTGCTCCAATTAGTTACAGCTGCTCTAGTTACGCCTAACTCTTCGGCAATATTTTTTGCCGTGTCACCACTTTTATTTAAATAGTATTTGAGTATTTCAGCCAACGCCATAACGTCTCCTTTGCGATACTTTTTGTATCATTATACAAGAAATAAAAACACGTTTGGTTTCTTTTTAAGAAAAATATAAAGACACGTATTGTATCATTTGCGTATGAAAAATTTAAGAGAAACTATTAGAAAAAAACTATTGAAAGAGTATGGCAAAACGTCAATGCCTAGAAGCGTTATGAATGGCAACAGAAAGCCAAACCCAGATTTTAGAAATCGTAATAGGCGGATTGTCCCATTTAATAAATGGGGTAAAGAATTCCCTAAATGGCTATCTGAACAAGAAGCCAAGCAAAAACAAGAGGAGGCTAAAAATGGTAGCGAGTAACAGCCTAGTCGTGAAAGTTAAAAACAAAGATTTTAGAAAGTCACTTAAAAAGATGCTTAAAGAGCTTAACAAACTTCCTCAAGACGACCAAGTCAAGATGGTAAAAATGTTAGCTAGTTACTGCTCTATGAGAGCTAATTATGATCTTTAAGCTTGTCTAGCGCAGGCTTAATATTTTCAGCAATGGTGTTAAAAATCTCGGCTACCGCTTCGCCGTATTTGGCAGGGTCAACAAAAACACCACTTGTTGGCGATTGCTTTTCTAATAAAGCTTTCGTGAGTTCTAAAACTATCTCTTTATCTGTCATATAAGTCCTTTTTTGTGGATTTCTTGGCTTGGTCGCTTTGAAATTTTAAAAGGGCTTATCTGAAAGATAACTTTAAGGAGCGTGCAATGGTGGCGAATAACAGCCTAAAAGCATACAACATAATAAAACCTGAACTAAACGGCAAACGTAGAGCCGTTTATGAGATGTTTTGTGAGCACAAAGAGGGTGCAACAAGGCAAGAAATTTCACGCTGGTATAACATAGCAATAAACAGCGTTTGCGGACGTGTCAATGAGTTAATAGCGCGTGGCTTTTTAGTTGAGATTGGATCAAAAAAAGACGTGATAAGTGGATGTAGCACGTCAATACTAAAACCCACTGAAAGGATAGCGTGATGAGCAATCAAATGTTTTTTATACTTGTTATTTGTGCGCTACTGGTGCTAGACGCATTTATCGAAACGTGGAGGGGGTTTAAATGAGTGATACAAAAATAAAAGATATGTTTTTTACTATCCCCTTAAAATGGGTTTTAGATAACGACTTTAAAGGTGGGGAGTTTAGACTACTCCTTTATCTTTTTTCTATTGCAGATAATGAGGGTGGAATTAACAAAACCATAGGGATGCTCGCTAGCGCAATACAAGAAAAAGAGAGCGTTATTTCAAAATATTTAAAACGATTATCGGAGCTTAACTATATTTTGGTTACCCCTGAAAGAACAAACTCGTACGACCTTTACAGAAAAATTAAAATTTTAAAACTTTTTGAGGATTAAAAATGAGTAAAACATATTATTGGCTAAAGCTAAAAAAAGATTTTTTCAAAGATCCAAGAGTTAAAAAATTAAGACGCATAGCAGGTGGTGACACCTACACTTGCATATACTTACAACTACTACTTTTAAGCCTAGAAACGGACGGCATATTAGTTTATGAGGGTATAGAGCCAACATTTGCAGGAGAGCTAAGCTTAATCACGGACGAGGACGAAACAAATATTCAAGTGACCCTTAGTTATTTATTAAGTCAGGGCTTAATGGTGCAAAAGGACAATAATTTTACTCTAACCCAAACACTAGAGCTAACTGGCAAAGCAGATGATAGCAAAGATCGTGTTAGACGCTTTAGGGAACGCCAAAAACAAGAGCAAATAGAGGCGAAACAAGTACAACCAAGTAACGATAATGTCACAGATGTAACGTTACACGATGTTACATGTAACAATGTAACAGCCCTAGAGAAAGAGTTAGAGTTAGAGAAAGAGTTAGAGATAGAGACAGAAGAAGCTAACGCTTCTACGTGCGTGCGTGCGTGCGAGGACGAGAAAAAACCAGCGAAACGATTTCAAAAACCAACGCTAGATGAACTAATTGCCTACAAGCAAAAAGCAAATTTAGCCCTAGTCGATTGTGAAGCCTTTTATGACTTCTACGAAAGTAAAGGCTGGGTAATTGGCAAAAATCCGATGAAAGACTGGCAAGCCGCTATGAGAAATTGGGATCGCACAGAAAGAGAGCGAGGGGGCAAGTGTAAAAATAATAGCCCAAGCCTAAGCGTAGAGGACGTAAGACGCTTTGGTGGTGACGTAAGCTACTACATCGAAAGCACAAGAGAAACGAACGCCATAACAAATCAAAACACAGCATATATCCAAAACAAGGAGCCGTTTTAATGAACCGCATACAAACAATCAAAGAAGCGCTTGGCGTAAATGAAACCCAAGCATTAATCACAGCAGAGCTACTTAAGCCGCTAAAAGATGAGGATATTATCCCATTTTTTGCGTATAGGACAAATTTTATCCAGCCTAAGCAGTCAAGCGAGCTAATCACAAAAAACGCCGTGGCAGCGTTTAGAAAACAAAAGGCACTAGAGGCGATCAGAGATGGCAAATTTGGCTTTAAAAATATCGAGCATTTGGTCGAGTTTGTAAAAACCTTTTTTCGCAATGAAAGGCTTTGCTATGGCACAGTCTATAAAGATTTTGTAATTATTGGCGTTGATGAATACGGAAACTTGATCAACCACTACCAAATCAACCAAGCAGGCAAGCCAGTGCAGCTAAGCAGCGATAGCGAAGCAGAAGTTTATGCGTGGCTCTTTGAAAACCAAAAACGTATCGGCGTGATCAAATACGTAAGCGAAAGAGAAGTAAAAGAGAAAGAGCAGGCAAAAATAGAAGCGGCAAATAACACAAATTTGCTCCCAGCTGACCCAGACGCACCGATAGAAATGAGCGATGAGGCAAGAGCAAGGCTAAGACTTGGGCTATCTGCCCTTGCGGCGAATATAGCAAAGAGAGCGTGAGATGAAAGCCATATATATCACGATAACCGAAAGCGGAGCTAGCATAATCGCAAAGGTAGCAGACGAAAACAAAAAGATACTTGATAGCTTTGAAGTAAGTCGCAAGGACGCAAGCGGAGTGCTTGAAGTAATTAGAAAGTGGAATGAGAAGCACAAGGGCGAAAAGGAGGCCCGCCTTGATATATAACTCTGCCCCTTTGCCTTTTCAAGGGCAAAAAAGAAACTTTATTAAGCATTTTAGGGAGCTAATAAAAGATGAGTTTAGAGCGCACCGAAATGGAATTTTTATTGACGCTTTTGGTGGCTCTGGACTACTTAGCCATAATATAAAGCAAATTTACCCTAACGCAAGGGTAATTTACAATGACTACGATAATTACAGCGAAAGGCTGGCAAACATAGAGGCAACAAACGAGATTTTACGATCGATAGCACCTATCACAGAAAAATATAAAAAAGATGAAAAAATAAGTGAAGAGGATAGAGAAAAAATTATAAAAATCATAGATGAGTATATAAAAAGAGGATATTTCATCGACTGGCTAACACTTAGCTCAAGGCTTCTTTTTGGAGGTAAATACTGCCACAATGAGTCTGAGCTTAAAAAAGAAAAGACGTTTTTTATAACCAGCCAAAAGGCGCCTTTATATCAAACAAATGGTTATTTAAAAGGTGTTGAGATAATCCACAAAGATGCGATGGAGTTAATAAAAGAATTTGAAAATGAAGATGTTGTATTGATTTTAGATCCGCCATATTTACAAACGAACAAAGCAGGCTATAAATGCTTTTGGGGCTTAAGAGATTTTTTAAAGTTAATTAGGCTAGTGCGAGAACCTTTTGTATTTTTCTCGAGTGAAAATAGTGACATCTTGCCATACATAGACGACCGTGTAGAGTGTGGCGATGAAGTTTTTAAAGGATACAGCCTAAAACAAGCAATTTTAGCTAATGGACAAGCGAAGACTGATTATATGATTTACAAAAGCGGAGCAAGGGGGCTATTTTGAGATTAACTAAAAGCGAAAATAGAGCCTACCAACTAAGACTACTTGAAGCGTACCCACTTTGTCAAATATGCGAGGAGCAACAAAGCATAGAATGTCACCACGTAAGATATGGCAGGTTTGGGGCAGATAAGGACGACAGCAAGCAAATAGCCGTTTGTAGAGAGTGTCATCAATGGTGCCACGCACACAAACACGAGAGTATAGAAAAATATGAGGAGGTAGCAGATGAAAATTGGCAACGTTTCGGTGAATATTAGGAACAAATATGGCAACAAAAAAACCAAAGGCTTTGATAGTGCAAAAGAGTGGCGCAGAAACCAAGAACTAGAAGCCTTGCAAAGAGCTGGTGAGATAAGCGAGCTAAACCGCCAAGTGCCATTTGTGCTAATGCCTAGCTACACCATAGCAGACGAAACAACAAGACAAGGCTTTAGAACCGTGCGTGAGATCAGATACATAGCAGATTTTACATACCGCCTTCAAGATGGCACACGCATCATTGAGGACGTAAAGGGAATGCAGACGGAAGTTTTCAAGATAAAGCGAAAACTGCTAGAGAGAAAAATAGCCCTTGGAGTGATAGAGGGTGAGTTTAGGATTTATTAATGGCAAAGATAAGCGACAAGACAAAAGAAGCGATCATAGCCGAGTATCAATTAGGGGCTAGCAAGAAAAGTTTAGCCTTTAAATATGACGTAAGCATAGGCGCAGTTTTTAAAATTTGCAACGGCATAAGTCAGGCAGATGCTGAATTAGTGAAACAACAAGTGGCGATAAATACGGCTTTAGCCAACGAAAATGAAACAAAAGTGAAAGCGTTTCACGAAATAGTAGATGAAAAGACTAAACACCTGATCTATTTTCAAAACGCAGCGCTCAAAAACCAAAAGAAAGCGGATGAGATGTTAGAGATGAGCGATAGGATAGCAGACGTTGAAGCCCATAGTAGGATCACGGCTAGAAACAAAGAGACTGTGCTAGGGCGTGAGGCTGAGACTGTGATTAATAATGCAAACGTGCAAAGCGAGCAAAAGATAATCATTGAGCGAAAGGAACTAAAAGGCGATGAGTGAAACTGCGCTTTGCCTAACCTACACGCCGTGGCAAAAGGAAGTCTTTTTTGAAAATACCGCACGCTTTACGACGATAGAAAAAGGTCGGCGTGTAGGATTTACCAAGGGCATCGCAAACGCTACGATTGAGTGGCTACTAGAAGGCAAAAAAGTGCTTTGGGTAGATACTATCACGTCAAACCTACAAAGATATTATGAACGCTATTTTTTGCCTGAATTAAAAGCTCTACCAAAAGAGCTATATAAATTTCACGCACAAGATAAAAAGCTAAGCATCGGTGAGGGCTACCTTGATATGAGAAGTGCGGAACGCCCAGAAAATATTGAGGGCTTTGGCTACGATATAGTAATCCTAAACGAGGCAGGCATAATCTTGAAAGACGCCTATCTTTGGGATAACGCCATAAGAGCGATGCTACTAGATAACCCAAAATCAAGAGCATTTATAGGCGGCGTACCAAAAGGTAAGAACCGCTTTTATGACCTTGCCAAACGTGGGATGAGTGGAGATAAAGACTGGAGAAATTATCAAATATCAAGTTTTAATAATCCGCTACTAAAAAAAGAGCAGATAGACGAAATGGTGGCAGAGCTTGGCGGTATAGATAGCGACGTAGTGCGACAAGAGATATACGGCGAGTTTTTGGATACCACCTCAAATGTGCTATTTAACCTTGCGCTCATTGAAAATGCGTTTAGCACGCAGATGTCAAACGAAAAAGCTAGCATTGTTTGGGGGCTAGATGTGGCACGTGAGGGTGATGATGAAAGCGTGCTTTGTATTAGGCAAGGCTACGGCGTCACAAACTTTTATACTTTTAGGCTTGATAGTGTGACAGCTTTAGCGAGGGAGATTTTTGGCATATATGAGAGAAGTGAGGATAAGCCAGACGCTATTTTTATCGATAGCGTTGGCGTTGGTGCTGGCGTGTTTGATACTCTAGTGGATTTTGGCTTGCGTGGTATAGCGAGAGAGGCAAAATTTTCATACAAAGCTACAAACGAGAAGCTTTATGCCAACAAGAGAGCAGAGGCTTATTTCACACTCAAAGAGAAATTTAGGTTACTTAGTATTGTGCCAAACGACAAACTCAAAAAACAGCTTAACACTATTAGTTTTTATTATGACAAAAAAGAGCGTTACTTACTCTTGCCAAAAGAAAATATCAAAAAAGAGTTTGGCTTTAGCCCTGACCTCGCCGATGCGTTGGCTTTGACGTTTTTTGATCCATTGCCAGCAAAAATGAACACGATCAACTACGATGACGGAGGCGCATGGTGAAAGAGTGTCAAAATTGGGTAGATTTGAGAAAACAAATCGAGTATATTTCAGAAAATATCGACGTAGGTCTAATTAGAAAAGTGGCAACACTTGATGATGAGGCTTTGCGTCTTTGTTTTTGTGTGATGATTTGTGAGTGGCTTAAGGGGGTAAAATTTATCCCTACAAAACAAGCTAGAGTAAAACTTGCAACGGCTCTAAAAGAAAAAGGGGTTGATAAAAAACGAGTGAAAGAGCTAACAAATGTCAGCAGAAGCACAATTTACAGAGTAGGACACGAAAATGACGAACGATGAGAGAATAAGCTACCTCGATGAGCTAGTGCAAACAGCATACAATGGCTATGCGGAGTATAAACCATTTTTTGACAAGCTAAATGACGCTTATTTATTGGTGCTTGAAAGCGAGCAGTATAACAGCCTCAAAGAGAGAAACAAGAGCAAAAACTACATACCAAAGCTCAACTCAAAAGCAAAAAGGATATATGACGGCCTTACTGAGACATACTTCAACAATGACACATTTGCTAAGTTAGAACCTTATATAAACTCAACTCACGACGTGATTGATAAGTGGCAAGAGGCACTAAATTTCTATTGCGACAAGATAAATTTGTATAAGATTTTTTCGCCTATCTTTTTAAAAGCTGCTTTCTCGGCAAGCTCGGTGGTAAAAGTGTTTTGGGGTAAAGATGAAGCAAAGATAGAGGAAATAGATATAAACGACATCTATTTTGACCCTGATGCCAAAAATACAGACGACATCCGCTATATCGTGCACAGAATTTACCTCACAACAAACGACATAAAGAAGTTAATTAAGAATAAAACCTTTAAGCAAATTGATCTAAGTGAGAATAGACCTTATGAGAGAATTTGTCTAAATGAGATATATGAGCTAAACGACGATAAATGGAGCGTTAGCACGCTTTACAATAGCGAGCTACTAAGAGATAAAGTAGAACTAAAAGACGGACAGCCATTTATCTTTGGCTATATGTTGCCACAAACAAAACGCAACACTGATCAAACATTTGTTTGTGCTTATGGCGAGCCAGCTCTTGCTTCGCTTTTGCCTTTACAAGATGAGCTAAACGCGATCAGAAACTCAATCACGGACGTAACAAGAAACCAAGCGACGCCAAAAATCATTTTTAATAGAAGCGCAAGTATATCAAGAGCTGATTTAGAGCGTCCAAGTGGTGCGATTTTTACTGATAGCCCAGCTGACATCAAGATAGTACCGCCTGGCGACATCAACGCTTCAATGGCTACGCTTCAAGTGATCGAGCAGGAGATGAGCGAAGTAAGCGGAGTAAGCCCACAACAAAATGGAGCACCAACAACTAGGCAAGAGACTGCAACAATGGCGTCAATTATGGCAAATGAAGGTAGTGTCAGACTTCAAGGATATATAAGAACCTACAATGAGACTTTTTTTGAGCCTATATTTGAGCGCCTTGCTTTTTTAGTTTGGAAATATGGCGATCCGCTATTTTTTGCAGGGTTTAATCGTGGCGAAGTGCCGAGCTTTAATATAAACCTAAACACTGGCATTGGTGCATTAAACAAAGAGGTGCAGAAAAAAAGCCTAATGGATGCTAGCCAAGTAATAGCAGCTCAATTTGGTATGTGCTTGCAACTTCAGGACGGCGAGGGTGCAAATAGGATGAAAGAAGCAAACGAGAAAATCCTATTAGAGCTATTGCCACTATATGGCATAAAAGACCCAGAGAATTTTATCGGAAAGGAGAGTGAGCTTGCTAAACGACTTAAGCCACAGGCTATTCCAGCAGGCGTGGCAAGCCTTGACGCAGAAGCAGGAGCTTTACCAGCTGACGCAATGCCAAGCGTTTAGGGATTTTTCAGAATATCTATTAGGGCTTTATGCGGCAAGTGTGACCGCTAGCCAAAATGATAAGAACAGCGATGAAATGAGGTTAAGGGCGATCGAAAGTGTAAAAACTTTAGAAAGCCTTTTAAGTTTTTTTGAAAATTACAAAGAGGAGTAATAAATGACAGAGCAAGAAGCACTAAACGAATTAGTAAGTATTGTAAATGGTGACGATCAAGTAGAGGCTGAAACAAACGAAGTGGCACAAGAACCACAAGAACAGCCAACAGAGCAACCAGTAGCAACAGAAGAGCCAAAAAAAGAGGAGCTTAGCATAGAGGCTATTAAGCAAGCAATGGCTGAGGCAATGGCCGCAAAAGAACAGCCAAAAGAGCCAGCACAGCCACAGCTTGACCCTGAAAAACAAGCACTACTTGATAGCTTAGGTCTTGGAAATCTTGACGCACTAAAAGCGCAAATAGACCAAATCTCACAAGCGCAGGCGGCACAAGCAGAGGAAGCAAGGAGACAAGCGGTCTTTGACAAAAACCTAGCAGAGTTTAAAAAAGACTACCCAACTATTCGCCCTGATGATTTAGCAGAGTTTGCAAAAGCTCACGGCATGAGTGATCTACTTGGTGAAAATTATGTTGGTTGGAAAGCAGTCGCAATGGGGATGATAAATGTAGCAAAAAGCAAAGAAAAGCCAGACGAGATAATAAGCGGCTCAAATGCAAGCAGTGAGCTATCGGCGTTTGATAGAGCTAAAAAAGGCGAGAACGTGAGCGATGTGGAATATGGCGCAGAGCTTTTGAAATTAGCAGGACTATAAGGAGTTAAAAATGGCGGAAACTGAAAATGGCTTACTAGGAAATATTTTTAGCTGGCTTGGTGGCCAAAGTGGCGGAGATAAAAACGGCGTAGGTGGCACACCTAACTGGCTTACAGCTTTAGGAACTGGTGGCGCGTTATGGAGCGCTTATAACCAAAACAAAGCAGCAAAACAAGCGTTTAAGCTAAATAAAGATGCTTACGACTTTAACAAAATGCTTTCACAAAGACAGCTACAAAGAGAAAATCAGGCAAACCAAAATTTAGTCAATGCTTGGAACGCATCAAACTTTCATAAACAACAAGAGGAAGAGGCTTATTAATTTAAGCCTCACAAAAAGGAGCAAAAATGCCATATTTTAACCCCAACAAGGTAGACTTTAACTATAACACGAACACAATAGACGCGGTAGGCGCTACTGGTAGAGCTTTATGGGATATTTACCAAGATAGCGTAAAAAATAACTTTATAAAGCAGAAATTAGCAGAGGAAAATAGATCAAATTTAGCGAACGAGCAAAATAATATAAATAAACTAAATGAAGATATTCGCCATAACACAACAACCGAAACCGAAACGGCAAACAATAACGCCATAACTCAAGGGTTAAAGCGTGACGAGCTTGGACTAAAAGGTCAAGAGCTCAATCTAAAAGCAAATAAATACCAAAACGATGCCCTCTATAACCATCTAATGGCAAATGTTGCTATGCAAAACGCAAACACAAACGCAAATAGACTTAATTTTGACGTGCAAAAATATAATAGTGATGATAAAAAACTACAAACACAAATACAAAACGACCTGACATTTTCAGCACTTGGTGGCGCTTACCCTCAGGGTAGCGAAAACTGGGATGATAAACAAAAAGCATATTATAGAAATGCTTGGGTAGGGATGAAAAACAACTCAGCCGTAAGAGCAAACGAAAAAACTCCTGGACAAAAAAATGCGATCGCTGTTTTACAAAATGGATTTAACAAAGGGCTAAATGAGCTTGCTGCTTTAGATAGGTTAATAATCGCAGCAAATAACGCAGGTGGTGGCGATGGTATATCAACTCTTGGCGGAGGACTTGATAAATTTAAAATGATATTTCCAAACCTAAATGAGGATGCTAGAAAATATATTGCCACAAGGCAAGCTTATCAAAGCGCATACGCTGATAACCAAAAAGGACAAGGCAACTTTAACTATAAAAATATGGGAGAGCAGTTAAGCCCAGGATGGACTGGTGCAGATGTAGCTGCTGAAAATATAAAAGCTAGACGGGCTCAATTATTAAGTGAGCTACATCAAATAGCTAATCAAGCAAAAGCTCAGGATTATGTGGGAGCTGATGATATGCAAAGGCAACTGCAACCATTAATCATTGACGATGAGCGCATAAACAACATTCTTTACGGCAAAGAAAAAATAAGTGGTGGTTTTGGGGCTAGTGCATTATACAATCCAGCAGGTCAGGCAGCGCAACCACAACAACAAAGCGGAGTGTCTCAAGCAGTAAAAGAGAAATTTGAGAAACGAAAAAGAGGCAGAGTAGATAATGATGGCTTTCAACAAAATTTAGATGAGCATGGCGCACACTATATGAATTAAGGATAAAAAAATGAGATTTGATTTTAATGGCGAACAAGAATTAACAATAGGATATAAAGGCAATCAACCAGTAAAAGTAAGAGCAAATGGAAACGGCGTATATAAAAATAGTGATAACTCGTTAAGCGTTGATATTGATGATAGTAAATTACAAGGGATAACACTTGCAAAAGAATTTATTAAGCCAAAGACAAATGATAATTTAGACCTATATGGCAATCCTATACCAAAAGCTCCAGTTGTGACAAATACAAAACCGCAAACGGCGGTTGATACTTTTAAGGACAATCTTAGCGGCATCGGCAAAGAGGTAAAACGAACAGCCAACGCATTATGGGAAGACAGCCCATTTGGTACGTATTGGACTGGAGCGAGCAAAGAGGATAAAGCAAGAGTAGATGTTGCGAAAGCTCAAAACACGCAAGGCATAATAAAATCTCTTATACAAGGCGAAGAAGGGGCAGCCGAAAATAATAAAAAAATAGAGCAGTCTTTGAATACTATCGCTAATCAATATGGCTATGATTTGGGTGCGATAATAGAGGGGAATAAAATTTATTTTGGAAAGAGCGGCGAGAATGGAGAAATACAAACATTAGATGCTACGCCAAGTTTTACCAACCAAATAGCAGCAAGTAAAGGCGAGATAGCCGGAAGTGTTCTTGGTAGTCTTTTGCCAGGTGGAGTTTTTGCAAAAATAGTAGGTAGCGCAGTTGGCTCAGGCGCTGGGGCTGGGATTGATTATACTAGCAGAGCTCAAATGTTAAATGAGCCTTTAGATAAAAAAGCGTTATTAATGAGAACGCTAGAAGCAGCAGGCGATGATCTAGTAGCAGGTGGGACAATGCTAGGTATAGCAAAAGGAGCAAGCCTTGCAAAAGAACCATTCATTGAAGGAAGCAAAAAAGTAGCAGACATTGCTTCAAAAGTTACTGATTTTGGGTTAATTGGCAAGGCAAAAAAGACACTAAAAGGAGTGCCAAGCGCAAATGCTAGTGGAGCTGAAAAAACAGCTAAGGCGATAGCTGGGGATGAAGCTGATTTAATGCTTCAAAATGCTAAAAACGTTGGTGGCTACACAGTAGATAACGGAAATTTTACTGATATACAATTACTTAATAAGCCAATCGAATTTATAAGAAAGCACTTAGCAAAGACGGCAGAAAAATTTAACATAAATAAAGTTTCTGACTTTATCAACAATGCAAGAGGCGTTAATGAGGTGCAAAAAGAACTTGTAGATTTAGGGCTAAGCGATAGCAAATTAACTGGCAGAGTGATAAATTCTTTAAGAGGCGATACAACAGGCATGGCGGCTAGAAATTTAGCAGAACAAGCACAAACTGATGTTAATGCTGTAAGAGAGCTTTTGCCAAAAGGAGCTAAAGGTGAGCTTAGCCAAAATTTCAAAGACTACTATGCTAGAGTTGGAAATGATTTTGGCAATATGGAACAAGAGCTTTACCACACACTACAAGGGAAGACAGCCATATTAAATGATGAAGCGATAGATAGTGCGAAAGAAGCAATGCTAAGAGGGATGAATACTTTTGAAGCAAAGTCTCCTGAAGCGGCACAACTAATTGATGTGCTAGACAAAATGAAAGGTGTGCCACTTGATTTTGACGAGCTAAGAAAAATAAAGAGTGATTTTAATCAATATGCACAAAAGATATTTAATAAAAATCCAGCATATAATACAATAGTAGATACCTCTTCAGTTGGCAAAATAATAGATGATGCAATAGAGAGTTTAATTGGGAATAGTGAAGCAAAGGCATATTATAAGGATACGATGAATAAGTATGCTGCTATGAAAAATTTGCAAGACAACCCCTTTTTGAAAAATATAATTGATGGTAATGCCAATAGCGATGACATACTTAAAGCGGTTTTTGATGCTGAAAAATCTCAAGCTGATGTATTAGAAAATTTTACTAAAGAGCTAACAAAGCCAGAGCTTGAAAAGTTTGAAAAAGAACTTATCTCTGCTCTTTTTGACTCACGCATAGCAAAAAGAGGCAAAATAAAGACATCCGAATTGCTAGATGGAGTTGGGTTAAAAGAAGATTTAGAAAAGATAAATTTCAGAAGCAAAGAAGCTCAAAATATTAAAGAAGCATTGATTGATCTTGCAAATGCAAGGGGCGATTTGGCAACTATATTTAATCACATAGATAAAGAATTTATCGCTCCATCAAGACCACGTGCAGGAATAGCTCAAACACCAGTTGGAATGCTTAAATCTGTAGCGATAAATAAGCTAAAACAATCAGTTTTTAAATACATAGGCGATTGGGGCGATGACTCTGCGTTTGAATATCATTTAAGAGAGGGGCTTAAAGCATTAAAAGCAACTAATGATTTAAATTATTTTAAAGAAGCTGTAATAAAAAAAGGAGCTAGCGAAGAGTTGGCAGATGCGATGGCTAAAGCCGTAAAAGACGATTTAGCAGAAAGGGTGGCAAAAGCTCCAAAAAATGAAATAAAAGGCGATAGTTTCATCACCAAAGAAACCCCAGCACCAAAGAGCGATTTAAATGTAAAAATTAGCGTGGATGACTGGGTGAGAGAACTTGGAGGAATAAATGCAAATAAGCAAATTAAAGCGGATTTAACCAATCTTTATGAAAAGCACAAGGAACTTTTTGCTAAGCCAAGTGATGTTTTTAGGCTAATAAAAGCAGTCAAAGAAAATCCGACGTTTTTTTATAACAATAATGAGCCAAATACGGCTTTGATAGGCAAAATTTTAGATAATGGAAAACTTGGCAAAATAGGCATACAAAAAGAGTATGATAGCGAGTATTTAAAGCTAAACCATGCGACTTATTCAAGTAAGGCGGACAAGGAAAATAAGAGGCTTTTAAGAAGAAACGAAAATTCTCATCTAGTGGGGTCGCCTACTCCCACACAGCTCACTCTTGGCAAAGCCACAGAGCCAACGGCGGATGGTGCGAAAGCACTTTTAGATGAGAATTTTAAAAGGGCTGACGGTAAGGACGCCCACATCCCCTTACACACTGATACTAAGCCAGCAGGGGCGACTGGTGCAAATGCACGTTCGTCAGCTAATGAAAGTATTATACCAAAAAATATTGCAGTGGGCAAACTAGCAAAACAAGAAAAACGAGGCATATATAATGTAACGTATAATGGCAAATTCTCAACTCCAGTTTATAAGGATGTAAAGGATGTAGAGGGAGCGGTAAGATATGCGGTAGGAAATAAAAACAAAGGGGCTAAACATATCGAGATAAAGCATTTAGAGGACACAACAAAAGAAGGTTATGTTACGAAGCAAGAACTATTAAATATGGGCGAGAATATGCGTAAATTTATCAAAGAGTATAAAGAACCATTTATAAATGATCGCAAAGCAAGGCTTTATGAATGGGAAGATAAAGATGGTGTGAGATTTAGGCTTGTTATAAATGATATAAAGGATAAAAACGGAGGAAGCGGGATACACTCCGCAATTACTTCAACCTCCGCTAATGATGATATTATAACCTTTTATTCTGATAGAAATCTAAAAGAGCCGATGAAGTTTGAAAACCCAAAGCTAAAATTACTTGATGCGATAGACACAAGCGGAGATAAAGTAGGCTTAGTTAAGAAAGTCTTATTAAACAAAGACATAAGCGACGGAGTAAAAGCTAAAGCGGTAAATAGACTAACTAAAAATAAAATTAGTCAAGCAACTAAAAATAGCTATATATCTACTAAAAACTCAAATAATAATTAAAAGCCCTATCTTTTAGGGCTCACTTTTTTTAAAAACACTAAATTTTTTTGATTTTCTCAAAATTGGGTAGATTTGACACAGCCGTTAATGATAAATTGCCATTAAATTGCATAAAAGGAGCAAAGAAATGGCAATAACTACAACTGGGTTTCAAGCCCCAGCAACAAAAAGAGAAGGGCTAAAGCCTTCGGTATATGACAAAATAATTTTAATAGGTGCTGACGAGACGCCTATGCTAAGCCTTATTGGCACTTCAAGTGTAAAAGGCATAGAGCACTCTTGGCTAACTGACAGCTTAGCTGCCCCAAAGAAAAACGCACAACTTGAAATATCAGATTTTGACGATCAAATTAAATCAAGCGTGCAAAAGACTTCAAACGCAGTGCAAATTTTCACTTCAAACGTTAGCGTTTCAAGAAGTATGCAAGCAGTAGCAACTTATGGTGGCAAAGAGCTAGAGCGCGAGACAGCTAAAAGAGCAAAAGAGCATAAGCTAGATATGGAGTATGCTATCTTTGGTTTAGGCCGTGATGCTGATGTTAAAAAGAGCGTGTTTAAAGCACCGACTGTTAGAACGGATGCAACAGCTGGCGAAATGGCAGGCTTATTTTACTTCTTGGCTAAGGGTGCGGCTGCATTTGCAAGTGGTAAGCGTGGCAATGTTGTAGCATTTGATAGCTCAGGCGATTGGAAAGGCACTCCAGCAGCACTAACTGAAACCGTGCTATCTCAACTACTTCAAAATATTTGGGATGCAGGCACAACTCCAAAAGATGTATTCATTGGTGCGGAGTTAAAACCAGCTATTAATAAAATAGCAACTCGTCAATTTGGCAATGAGAAAAATATCAACTCTAGCGTTGTTAGCCTAGACACTGACTTTGGTAGAGTTAATTTTAGACTTCACCGCTTCTTAAGCCCTAAATATGGGCTTGGGGACTGCATCATCGCAGGAGATTTTGACTACATGAAAAATGGTCTATTAGTGCCAACTGAACTAAAAGACGTGACTACTTCAAAAACAGCTATCCAAAAGAGATACTACACTGAAAGCTGCCTAGAAGTAAGAAACGCAGACGCATTTGCAATAGGCGTTGGCTTAAAGGCTTAGTAATGCTTTGCTCTGAAGCCAAAAAACATTTGAGCTTTAAAACGACAGCAGGGGTTAAGCTCCCTGCTGATGATATGCTTGGCTCGCTATTCTTAGAAGCTATGCTTTTTTGCTGTGATAAGTGTGTACCTACTATTTTACTAAGGCATTTTGGGAGCGAAGAAAGACCTTATAGAAATATTGATAAACAAACTTTTATTTGCGTGCCAGACGTGCCAAATTTTAGTGATCCAAAAGAGCATTTACAAATAGACGAAGCTTTGAGTTATGCAGTAATTAACTATGTAGCTTTTTTGATAAACAAAGACACTTATTACCGCACGCTAGCACTTGAAGCGATAGCAGACTACAACGCAAACGAGATGAGCGATTATGACAGACTATGAACTTATAAGAGTTTTGGAAAACGCAAGAGATTTAAGCAAGATAGACCTTTTGCGTTTTTTTACAGAACTAGCTGAAAAGCTAAAAAAAGCTAAAGAAACTATAAAGGCTAAACAATGGTAACGATAGAGGAATTAAAACTCGGCAATAGAACATTAGAAGCATTAAAATTCTTGCTCTCTCAAATAACTGAACTAGAAACAGCAATAAGCCAAATAAATATAAGCGAAATAAAAGACGCTAATACTCTAACAAAAGAGCAAATAGTGACACTACAAGATGTTAAGGCGGCAGTTGAAAGCATAAACACAGAGCTAAGCTCTAAAAAAACAGATTTTGACGAAAAAAAACAAAATTTTGATACTAATCTTAGCACTTTTAGAAATGATAAGGCAGACTTTGACGAGAAAAAGGCAGATTTTGATAGTAAAAACAATACCGCACTAAGCAATTTTGCATTTATCTCCAGTAATATTGAAAAGATCAATAAAACAAGCGATCTACTGGCCGAGGCAAAAGCTATTTTAGAGCAAATTAAACCGATAGAACAAAGAGCTCAAACGGCACTTGAAACATTAGCTAATTCTCAAAACAAATTTACTGAATTAGATGCTTTAAAAACAACACTGCTTGAGCTAAAAAAATCCCTTGAAAAAATAAGCACAAACGGACTAATAAATGACACTAGCACAAGTACAACCACAACTTACTCTAGTACAAAAATTAGTACTCTAACACAAGGCGTACTAAGAGAAGCAGATGCTAGCGAGAATAACGTTGGTGGGAAAATAGTACGCCGTAACGCCGCTGGCAATATTTATGCCACAAATATTTATATAAACGAACCAACAAAGGCAGAAGTAGCCATAATCAAGAATTCATTAGCCGCAGATAAATGGCGTTTTCTAGTACGCAATTCTGACGAGGGCATACTCAAATCAATGTCAATAAAAGACTTTATGGCAGGGCAAGAAGTAGACGTCTACACCAGATCACAAAGCGATGCCAAATATGAATTAAAAAGCACAGCGTACACAAAAACCGAGAGTGACGCAAAATACTTAAGAAAAGCAGACAAGATAGACGCTTATAGCAAAATCGAGTGCGATGCCACATTTATAAAAAAGACCGACAAGATAGATGCATACACCAAGCAAGAGAGCGATGATAAATTTGCTCTAAAAACCGAACTGCCACCACTTGCCACCGAAACAAAAACAGGAATTGCAAAACTCAAAAATGTCATAACTGCAAAGCAAGAGGATGCAGCAGTGACAGAGAAAGCTGTGAGCGATTTATTTTCACAGATAGATTTTAGGTGCGCGGCTAGGGTTATGTTTAATGGGCAGGGCAGTGTTAGCATAATAGATAGCAAAAACATATCTAGTATTGTCAAAAACGGTGTAGGCGACTATACAATTAAATTCTTAAAACCAATGGAGGATACAAACTACTATATCTTCACGTCATTGGAGCCATTTAATATTGCTGGACCAAACCACATAGCTCATCCACAATACCAGGGGATAAAAAGAGATAGTCTGAGAATAATCACTGGATATGGTGCACCATCATTTGCAGATGAAATTAGAGTTCAAGTAATGATTTTTATCAAATCAAAATAAAAAAGGTTAAAAGATGAAAAAGATAATCTATGAAGAGAATGGAATAACCAAAATAATCACCCCAACAAAAGAGGCTTTAGATATTTTCAATATAGAGCAGATAGCAGAAAATGACCTACCAAAAGACACAGAGTATAAGATACTTGATGAATATGAAGCAAATAAGCTTCTAGCTCCAAAGATAGATGAAAAAGCAAAGCAACTAGCCGAAATTGAAGCCGAGATCGCCGAGTGTGAAAACCATATCCGCCACGCTCTCATAATCGGCAACACTGCCGTGCTTGAAAACTTAAGAGCAGAGTTAAAAGAGCTAATAGTGCAAAGAGAGGAGCTAAGAAAATGAGCTATGTAATAGTATCTGGTACATCGCTAGTTGTAGGGGCTTTGATTTGCTTAGGTTGTTTATTGTGGAGTATAGATCGTTCAATATAGGAGAAAAATATGAGCTACATAATAATCTGCGTTTTATCGCTAATCTTGGGCGTGCTACTTTGCCCTATCATGATCTTTTTGCGTGCTAGAAAGTGCGAGGGCTGGGACAGCTCGAATATGACAAATATTATCAGGGTATTTGCGCACCTTGGAGCGCACCCAGATGACTTTGCCAAATTTCAATACGAGGACGGTAAAAAACCGTTCTGGTACTTAGACAAAGACGAATTCACAGATGTGGTTCAAACTAGACCAACACAAAAGGATAGGAAATGAGAGTAAAAGTAAAAAGGTGCGTAATTTGCGCATCAAAGCTGGATAAAGACGGCGCTTGCACTTGGAGCGAGTGTCCTAAGTGCCCAGAATACAAACAGGGTGAAACAAAAGAGAGTGAGAAGCCAAGTAAGAAGTCAAAAAAGGAAAATGATGCTAAAGAGTAAAGAGATATTGCGTCTTATATTGATCATTTTAGTAGAGCTTTTGCTTGAGATCCTCTCATTTGTAGTCGTGCCAGTTGCATTACTCTTTTGTAAAAAGGATGACGAGCATTTGCCAAAGATATTTAGGTGGTTTGAAGATGCGAACGACTATTACGATGGCAAGTGTGCTGCTATTAATGGCGATAGTGGCTGGAGAGAGAAGCACTATCCTGAACCAACCAATAGAACATATAAAGCAAGACTTCTTTGGCTCTTACGCAATAAGATAGGACGCTTTTCGAGTGAGATTAACGGCGTCAAAGTAGATGATGTAAATCCATATAGCATAAAAACTTTAGGCGATCCCTATATCACCAGCAATGGTGGTAAAAAGAGTGGTTTTTGTAAAGTTACTTGCACTTTAAAAGATGGCAGGGAGCGTTTTGGACTTTATAAAGTAGTCCGATACAAAGGATTTTTAAGTGGCTTTTATTGCCGTATTTATGTAGGCTGGAAGCTTATGGATATATGCGGGATGGATGAAGAGAACAAAGCCACGTTTATGCAGCCAGATGACAAGGCATTTTTAAAGAGCGTATGGGCGATAAACCCATTTAAAAGGGTGCGAAATGAGCGATAAATTCTATATAGGGGCTATCTTATTTTTGAGCTTTGTCGTTGGCGTGCTTTATTGGCTAAATAACAACGCAGCGGAAAAAATCGACGAGCTAACGACCAAGATAGCGCTAAAAGAGGCAAATAACGCAGTTGTAAAAGCCGATCTTGACACTTGCAAAGCAAAGATAGAGCTTGTAAATGTAAGCCTAAAAGCCCTAAGCGTGCCAAAGCAAGACGAAGCAAAAATAAAAGAGCGTGTTATAACAAGGGTTGAGCGTGTGGCAGTGCCTATCAAGGACGCCGCCTGCGAGGAGAAATTAACCTTTTATGAAAGGCTACTCAATGAAGCTAATAGTAAGTAGTCTAATCTTGGCGTTTTGTTTAGTAGGTTGTAGCTCAAAGCCTGAAGTAATCGTAAAAACGCAATATCAAGATGTATTTATCCCAGTAGCGTGCATTGAAAAAATGCCAGCAAAGCCAAAATTTAGCCCTGAAAATTTAGAAAGCGCAAAGGAGCTAATGGGCTATTTTTTAACGTGTGAGGAGTTGTTAAAAGGATGCGTAAATGGAACGAATAATAAAGAGAACTAAAGCATTTTGGCTAAATAGAATGGTTGTTTTTGAGCTAATACTATCAGTTGTCATAATGTATATTTTCACATTTCGATACTAAGAGAGGTGGAAGTAATGGATGACTTATTAAACAAGGCAGGCTTTTATTTTTGGGTTGCCGTAGTTGGCTTTGTCGGCGGAGTGCTAAGCCTTGAAAATGATAGCCACAAGCCACTACACAGTGGCAAGGCGATCATAAATTCAATTATTAGCGCGATCAGCTCGATGTTTATATGTTGGATTTTTTACGAAGTCACATTTTATTTTACAAAAGAGAACCGCTTTAGCCTTGCGGTTGGTGGCTTTTTCGCGTGGCGTGGCACCGCGTGGATAAGCACAACAGTCGATAAGGCAATAGATAAAAAATTAAATAGCTTTGATGTCGGTAGTGATGACTTTTCGCAAAACCCGCCAAGAGATTTAAATTTTTAAAAGGATTAAAAAATGAAAAACTTTACTAACGCATTTTATACATTAATGAGTTTAGAATTTAACAGCCCTGAAAATGCCCTACATAAAAACCCAACAGAAAATGGACTAACCTTTATGGGTATCTATGAAGCGGCAAACCCAAGCTGGCAAGGCTGGGGGCAAGTTAGGGCGGCAATCAACGCATACGGCGATCTTAAAAAGGCTAGCGTAGCTCTATACAACGACGATAACCTAGTTGAGCTTGTGGGTAAATTTTACAAGGCTAACTATTGGGACGCTATGAGGCTTGACGAGATAAACAGCTACCAAAAGCAGGCTGAAATGTTTATATTTGGCGTAAATGCTGGGTGCAAAAACGCCATTAAAGCAGCCCAAAAGGTTGTAGGCGTTACAATGGACGGCATTTTAGGCGCTAATACTCTAGCCGCGATAAATGCATACAATGAAGTGAGCTTTGATAAAGACTACGACCGAGCAGAAATAGCTTATTATAGGGGTATTATTTCAGCTAACCCAACTTTGGCTAGATATGAAAGAGGCTGGATTAATAGAGCTGAAAAAGTATAGGCAAAAATATCTTTTACTGAGCTTTTTACTGACCTATATTTTATAATTAAAAGTTTGTTGGGGATAACGAGGGGTTCGTAAGAAATTTTCATTACAAAAACCCTATAAGGGTAAAGCCCCTCGAGCAATAAAACTATACGTCTCCATCTCTTAAAGAGGGCTTATTGTTGGCATCCTCTTTGTAGCCAAAATATTTAATGAGAACCGAGCGATCGGCGTTTTTTAAAAGACGCACCAAACTTTTTCTATAATCGCCTTTTGCACTATTCCAACCCAAGAGTGTTTGATATGGTATGCCAGTTAGCTCGGATACTTCTTTGAGTGTCATTTTTTTTATCTTTTTTATTTTTTGAAGCGGTAGTCGTGGTAGACTCCGCTTTTCATTTTTTCTCTCAAGCCATTTTTGAAGTTAAGAAAAAAATCACTATTTTCATAAGCGACGGTTGCGATAGCGCCATTTTCTATTTTTTCGAGAACGTCCCCCTCATAAAGCTCGTGTTCTTTTTTTTCGCTATCTTTCGCAACAAAGCCGGTGAAGCGCTTTCCTCTTTTCAAGGACTCGAGATCGAAGCTTGATAGTCTGTCAAATCTTTCGATTAGCAAAAACTCCGTCATTTTCTCGCCTATCATTTCGATAGTAGCTTCGACTTTGTCAATTATGGGCGCATTGCTGTCGCGATCGAAAAGAGGCGTTTTTATCCCTCTTGCAAACGCTTCTGCGCGACTTACTCCTAATACGGAAGCGATTTCGTCCATAGATAGGTGAACTATTTTTGGCTCTACTACTACTTCACCATCAAAATAGACATACCCATTTTTGGCTTTCGCGGCATCGGCGTCAGAGACATTTGTTTTTTTGTTGTTGATGTATACGGAATACCCACTCTTTTGGCTTCCGTATAGTTTGTATGATTGATAATCTTTCTCTTTAAAAAAAAGACCGAATGTTTCCAGATTTTTCATCTCATCTCCTTTATTTTTGATAAGAGAATTATACGCCTTATTTACTTAGATATTACTTAA